TTTATTCGCACAAGCAAAAGAAGCTATTGGTGGTGATGGGAGATCTGTAAGGTAGAAATGGTATCCAACATATTCACACGGATTAGAGTCGAAATCTTCTAAGATCTGGTAATCTAAAGATCCTGAGTCGGCGCCGGAGTAGATGGGAACTGCTCCGGATCCGGATACATGACTGCTAACTGGTGCCGAAGAAGAAGCGGGAGTGGTTAAATAGACATAAGAAGTTTCTGCTGCTGTTGCCTTGTACTTCTCTATGGTAACTTCCGGCATACTAGACTCTTCGAACATACCATCCCTTGCTCGAATACACTTTGCTGCAATCTCCATCTTGTGATCAACTTGACCGAAAAGTTCTCTGGGCTGTGCTAGTGTTACTATTTCATAAAACAAGTTGCCGTAAAGAACAAAATCTCCCTCTTGAACTTGCAGATCTTGATCCTCCGTCAACCTTCTTTTGTGGAAGTTGATTGTGATGCTGGATCTTCTATCTATTCCGAAGCCTGTCGTGCTTGTCTGAGAGCCTTCCCAGTTTATCAAAGCATTTACTCTTATCGGTGTAAGAAAGCTCTTGTTTATCGCTTCGCCATATAGAGAGTGGTAGTTAGTATGCTTTAAGCTAACAGGATAATAGATAATCCCCTGCCCGATAACTCGTTCGATTAGCTCATCGTTAACCTGCTTAACTAAGTTTCTTTCTTTCTCCCCAAGAAACATAGGAGGAGGAGGATTAGCGGGTTGCTTCCAAGTAATGTTTTCAGCCACTGTCTATTCTCCTCTCACCCTGTGAAAATGTTCATTGGAATTTTTGCCTGTAAGTTTGCAGTTGCTTCCATGATTTCAGCATCTTGTTCCACGAGCTTATCATATGTCATCTCATCTAGCACAGTCTTGAGCTCTTCCCTCAGCATACCTTGTTCCTCTTTAGCTTGAGATAGTAGAGAGTCTCCGTTTAGAGTTACCGACTCGCCTGGGATTGGTATTGTTGTGAACTTATTTCTTACAAGTCCCAGTGTCTCTTTACATAGAGAGAGGGCGAATCTTCTTATCCATTGTTTACCAATCGAGTTTATGTTGACGAAGGGGATGTTTGCGAACGGCAGAGTGTTCATATTATTGACACCTGCTCTCCCAGTGTCAACACCATCTTCGTCAAATATTGTGTCTGTGTCTACCGTAAACTCAAACCAAATTTTCGTAACCCAATCTCTATCTGGGATTGGATATAATCTTATTTTATTATTCCTTATCTCGTAAGAGTAATGCGAGGTTCGTGTCGAGAGGGCATCCTCATATGCCATAGCTTGGAGCTTGTTTTGCCAGGTTGGTACCACTTCGAAAGTGCTATCATCCGAGTATTGCCCGTATGTGTTGAGGTTTCCTATGGTATTCAGTCCGCCATAGTATCCGTAAAATCGCCACATTGCTCTTGAAGATTTGTAAAACACTTTCTGAATTCTTACCTTCTTGGAAGTATCTATGTCGGAAAATGGTACTCCGCCGGCTGCAGCACTGGAGGAGACTATAGATTGTAGATCGTAATCTTGAACACCATCAGTTATATCAATAGAGGCAGAGTAGAATGTTAAGTTGCCACCAACTTGAGCTCTTTCCGAAGCAGCAGAAGCCATTGTGTTGGCATACCCTAGATCGAATCTAGGGTATCGAAGCTCTGCCCCAACTCCACTCAGTTCGGTTTTTAAGCTACCGTCGGTTAACTCACCGTCGCTATCGAAGGTGCCGGTTACTTGTCCCATCAAGTTTGAAATAGTGTTCTTGCTTTGATGGATATTTACAAGATATGAATATTCCAGGACAGCTTCTTCGTATGCCGCATAGACATTTCGAGTAGTCAATTCTATATCGAGAACATCGCCGCCAAGCTTTCTATATGTGTAGGAAACCTGATCGACAGCACCAGAGATGAACTGCTCTCCCGTATATACCCCAATAGGCAATGATGCCGTCACATCAGTCCTAGATCCTGTTGCTGGGAGTGTTATAGCACTGACCGTTGAAGTTGGTGTTAGTGTAGGTACTGCCACAATATTTTTCCTCCGCTGCTAGTTGCCTTTATAAGTAGTTTGGGCAAAAAAGAAAAGAGCCCCCGAAGAGGCTCTAATTCTTTTTAGGCTGTTAAGGCAGTTCTTATCCGAGAAGATCTGTCACAACAACTAGCCCGTACATGTCCGGTCGTACCATTTTCTTAGCATACCGAGTCATCACGCCCTTGCGAGGCACGAAGTCTTCAGTACCAAAAATGGTAGGAGTGGTTTGGAGGGGCACATAAGGAGCATACACATATCCGCTTTCGAGGAATGAGTTTCCTTTACGTCCGACCAAAACGACATTGCGTGGGAAGTATGGGTCAACATACACATCCCATTTCTTGGAGATGCTTCCAACATTGATAGCACCAGCATTGCCACGGTCATCATCGTGAGTTACAGTTGCCTTAAAGCCAGCAGTAAACTCAAGGATGTTAGCAACCTCTGGTCCGCAGACCAAGAAGTTAGCTCCACCCCGTAATGTTTTACGATGGATTTGAGCCGAAACATCATTGATGGTTTCGAGAAGGGTTTCATACCATTCCGAAACGGTTCCCGTGAAATCAGCACCCAACATTTCTTCATTAGCACTCGTGCTAATTGGGGCACCGGTATCTCGGTTCAAGAACTTGCCTGGTCGGCGAGACCAGAAAAGTTTACCAGCCGTAGCACCTTTGATAAGATCTTCCAAGATTTCTTGGTCGATCTCAAGAGCGATTTGCTCAGAAAGGATACTGGTGAGCTCTACCTCGGCATCAAGATTGTGATAAGCATTCAAATCTTGACCCAATTCAGGAGTCCACTTAGCTTTCAACTTCTTGGTTTGTGCCGTCACAGCAACACTGTCAACCTTGATGTCGATTTCTGGAATGTTTTCGTTTCCTTCCAATCCCCATGCTTCTTGCCCCACAACTGAGCCGATTGCTCCGCCCGTGGTAAAGTCGTCAACTTGAGCCCATGAAAAGTCCAAGGCGGCTCCTAGGCTCGTTGAGAGCTCGTTTGATGTCTCAGTGCCGGAAGCGGCAACAACAAGAAGTAAGTCAGTGCCGGCAGTGCCGCTAAGTTGTGTCAAGCGACGAGCTTGACGACCAACGATTGTCGAATCAACAGTAACTGTAACAAGGTCATCCAGGTTAAGTTGGTCGAGATCGTTGATGGCGACGGAGGCAACAATTGCCGCTGTTCCAGAAGCAATGTCTGGGTCGAAACGTAAGATTTTCTCTAGAGCAGCATCGACATCATCAGGTCCGCCGACGGTGCCGGACAGAATCTGGCTGATGCTAACACCAGTATCAGAACCAGTTGGAGATGAGTAGCCGTTGTTCAAGTTGTAGAACGATTTCTCGGCATCGGCGCCAGTCAGGGAAACCCCACCAGTGATTTGGTTAGCAACGGCTCCGCCGCCATATACCGAATCTCCAGCAGCATCGCCTAAGCGAGCTCGATCCTTGGTAAAGTCCAAGAAGAAGATAAGTCCGCTTGGTAGGCTCATAGGCTGAACAGATACCAAATCATTGGCAATCAGTCCGGCGAACACTCGGCGCACGATTGGAAACGCAACAGCGGCGAATCCTTCCACATCTCCCGTGTGCATCGAAGATGACTCACGGAGAAGTTCCTTAGCTTGGTTTTCCAACAGGCAAGCCATGTTGGTTCGTTTGGTATCGTTAGTAAGACCTTCTAGCAGACCAGTCTTTTCCCATTTATTAACAATGGCGTGAGACTCCTTGCTTAGGTCACGGCTAACGATGCCTTCAGTTAGTTTTTCTAAAATAGACATTTGTTTTTCCTCCTTAAATGATTAAATGCCAGCGAGCTTTTTCATACGTTCTGTATGAGGGTTGGTGCTCGCTTGTTTTTCTTTTCGCCTAAACATCGACACCCGGTTATTTGACACGACTTCGCTTAGTGATTTTGGCTCGTCCCTGGAGGATCCGCCCACTGCGCTTTGAAGGGTTTCAAATACGGCTTTCGCTGTTTCGACAGAATCAGCATCGGCAATAGCCTCGACAATTTTATCTTTTTGTCGCTCATTCAAGGAGTTGCTACCTAGAATTTGATTCGTATAAATTAGTTTTGCATTAGAAAGATTTACACTCTCTAATGTATTGGAAAGTTTTCCTATAAGTTTCTTTAGATCTTTATTCTCGACAAGAATCTTTCCTTGCTTCTCTTTGAGAACTTTATTTTCTTTGATTATTTTTGAATTCGTCTGGGAGAGGTTTCCGTTTTCTTGCAACAGAGTGCTTGTCTTATCGTGAGAAAAGGCAACAGCTTCCTCTAGGGTTTCAATATTCTTCTTGTTCTTTTCTTCCACCTTGGTATCATTGCTGGACTCTTCTTCCAAAGCAATCTCAACAATCTCGTCTTCGTCTTCTTCGATGGCAATCTCAACAATCTCATCTTCGTCCGACTGTTCTTCTTGTTCTTCACCATCGAGCATGTTCGCTACAGTGTCGGCAATATCCTCTGCTATCGGCGAAACCTCTAACTCTTCCTCGTCGGGAAGAACTTCGTCTGGAGTCGGTCCAGCCATCTTTGCTTCATCATCATCAGAATCTAATGCTTGCATGATGTTCTGTAGGTCATCGAAATCAAGCTCAATCGTTTCTTCTTCTTCAGGGCACGGGCAGAGGTTCTCTCCGTCAGTGGCTGCCAAGGGCAGTTGGTCATCAAGACCTGAAGGGGCTGGCTCTTCCATTGTATCGATGGTAAGCTCTTCGTCTTCGCCTTGTTCCAGCAAATTATCTACTGCCTCTCTTATCTGCCGAGAGTATTTCTCTACCACAGCAGCTTCAGCATTTTTCAAAGCAACTTCTTTCAAAGCCTCGGCATCTATAATCGCCTGTTTTAACATTTCATTAGACATATATTATCTCCCCGATAAAAAAGATCTTTTCACAAAATAAATAGTCGTAAGTTTCCTGAAAATCTCTGTTTATCGTCTTTTATCAGCAATATTGGCTATATCATACCATACCTTTGCTAAATGTTTTATTTCTTTTTTGAGTTTGGGTAAAAAAACACTATAACACATAGCGAGGTGGTATTCGCTTTTCATCAACATAAACAAAAATTTAGCTTGTTATTCGGAGGAGCTGGAGATTGCTTGAATGAGATTCTCGGGTATTTCAATCTTGACTGCCACGTCTTTTTCTTTTGGCTCTTTTTTTTCTTTATCGGAAGATCTGGCTTCTTCTTTTGGCTCTTCCTGCTTTTTAGGAGCTTGGTTCTCGGTTGTTTGCTTTTTCTCTACCTGTGTTTGTTTCTTCGATCTTCGACGAGACTTCTTGACTATTTTTACAGCCAAGCCTTCCTCTACCAACAAATCGTTTATGTTGTTCCCATCAGAATAGAGTATGCCGATAATTCTTCCATACTTTCCAGTTCTGTCTTTCATCGTCTGGAGCATTATTTCTTTGTCCAACACCAGTTCTCTAAGCCTGTCCCTTGCTTTGATTGCTGATTCTTTTTCTTCACTTCTTATTTCGGCAGTATCGATATTAGAAAGACGGATGGTTTTATTTCTTAAGACGATACCAAAGCCGACATCTATATCTGCCCTACATGTATCGCCATCATAAACAGAGACAACTTTGGCTTTGTAAAAATAACTCGGACCCTTGCTCATAACCATAAGTAGTTTAGTCTTTCTCATTAGGATCAAGAAGTGGGAATAAATCTAGCATTTGTTGATGTTTGAAGCCGACTATTGTCTTACCTCCGTATACCATCACAGGAAGTTCTCCAGGATCTCCTCCAGCGGCAATTGTTATTTTTATCATTTCATCTTTTACATCTGGGGTTTTATCTATATCCACCTCATAATAAAAGACACTCCAATAGTCCATCATTTGCTTTGCTCTTTTGCACCAAGGGCAGCTTTCTCTCGAATAGATTATTACTGCTTCTGTCTGATCTTCACTTTTCATTTAAAATAACTCCTCAATCAAAGCAACATATCCTGCTAGGTTTTTTGGATTTTCGATGCTGTGTTTCCAAAGGATCTCTTTGCTCCTCTCTTCGTATTGCTTCAAATCAAGCCTATGTGTCGTGATTGCTTTTTTTAGCTGTTCTTTTCCATCCATAGCATCGTGACCTTCGTAATAGTAGCCTGCCTCTTTGAATGGTTCGCTGTTGTGGATAAATGGCATGTTATTATACATCATCTCCAGATAGAGATAGTTGAGTTCACAGTTGTGCTGGTGAAAAACTGCCGTGCCGACATGCTTCTTACACAGCATAAACGGTGTAGTTCTCCTGGCATCTACCGAAAATACTCCCTGCTTCAACTTTTTTTCGAAACCGCACTGAACGATAAGTTCTGCGAAAGCCCTCTTTTTTCCCAAGTGGCTACCATTCATGACATTCAATGTCTTAATCATGTCTGGCTTCTCTTTCCACAGAGCGGAAACGATTGCCATTGGAATAATGCAGCTTTTCAGATGAGAAATGTTTGGCTCAAAAATCACTATCCTGCTAAGATCATTATCCTCGTCAAACATGGGATTGAAATCTGA